CAAAGTAAAATCAACTTTAAAACAATTTAAAAAATGCAGAAAAATAACATAGTTGATAAGTTAATTTCCATAAAACAGCAAGTTTCCGAGTTAGGAATTGAATTTCTGGAAACCAAAATGCCAGTCGAATTGAGAGATATCGGAACGGTATTAAAGCCTTTCCTTGAAATAAGTGATTCGTTTGATAAATCAATCAAAAAACTAATTTCTGATGATATCTCAGAATCCATTCCAAAAACAAATACTCTAAAAAATGGCTGAAAAAAATTACACGGGTGTACGATGGATATCGGAAACCCAGAAATGGCAAAGCAGTGTTCGTGCCAACGGAACAACTTATAATTGCGGAATGCATCTTGAGCAGTTAAACGCTGTAAGAGCTAGAGACACTAAAATCATTGAAAAAGGATTAAAGAAACCTCTACAAATTTTAAAACCAGTAAAAAAAGTAAAATCATGAAAAAAGAAAGCAGATTTGACCGATTCATAAGAAGAATTTCAAAGTTATTGTTTAAATACAAAATACCAGTTTTTAGAAATCATTAAAAATCCAACTATGATAAAGCAAAAAAAATGCAAGGCGACTGGAAAAGCATTAGGTTTTGAATCATGCGGTACTTTAACCAACACAGAGCGATTGAAATACGGTTTATGTCCTAGTTGTTATCCTGGCTTCATTCTGAACGATGAGCGAGGCAAAATAATTATGCAAAAGGCTATGAATTTAGGCAAGCAAAAAGTTAAAAAGGAAATCAAGAAAAAAGAAACCCAAGAAAAAACTAAAGCGATCAACTGGAATGAAAAGCTTCAAACTTGTATAAATATTATAATTAGGCTTATTGATAAGGGACTTCCTTGTTTGGCCCGTGGATATCATCCAAATCAAGTTCATGCTGGACATGTTTTTGCCAGGGGAGGTAATCAAACCATGAGATTCAATCTTCATAACATTCACCGGCAAGGCGCTCAATCAAATCACTTTGGTAATGATGATGGATTGCTTCGGGAAGGGCTTAAAAATGAATACGGTGAAAACTATCTCGAATTCATATCAGATTTAAGGCGAATGTCAACGCTTAATTACACCAACGAAGATTTACATGACTTCTGTAAAAAAGCTTCTAAAATCAAATTGAAGCTCGTCAAGGATGATAAGTATTACTCTTTGGATGAACGGATAGAACTTCGCAATAAAATAAATCTGGAACTTGGAATTTACGAACAGATCTTTTGTGAGTTCGATAAAAAAAAATTAAAAACAAAATAGTAAAATATGTTATTTAATAGTATATTTTATTATGTTTGTAAAAGTAATAATGACGTGAGAAGCATTATGAAATACCTAAAATATTGTACTGATCCTATCATGGAAGCCCTTCTCACAATACGGCCAAATGATGGGATCTTTTATTTTATAAATATTTTAAACTAAAATCAATGATATACCAAGAATTCTTAGAAAACAAAATAGTTGTTGCAGGTACTTTTGGTACTGAAATCGACAAATCACAAATAAATCCAATCGCCTTACCTCACCAAAAAGACATTATTCATTGGGCAATTTCGGGAGGTCGTAGAGCGATTTTTGCAAGCTTTGGACTGGGAAAAACATTAATGCAGCTTGAAATTGCCAGATTGATCATTGAGTTAACTGGAAAGCCTTTTTTGATCTGTATGCCTTTGGGAGTTGTTGGCGAGTTTAGGGATGATAACGAACTTTTAGGCGCTAAATTTCCAATAAAATACATCACTGATACCGATAGTGTAAGAGTTAAGCAACTAGAGTTAAAAGCTATAAAATCAATTAACGATGGTAATGATGATATTACAGAAATAGCTGAAGATTATGTTTATGCTTTAGAGTCTCAAGATGATGTATTTTATATTTCAGAATTAGCAATTTATGTCACCAATTATGAGCGTGTTCGAAAAGGTGATATAGATCCGGATTACTTTGGCGGTGTTTCTTTCGATGAAGCTTCAATCCTTAGAAATCTAAAAACTGAAACCACAAATTACGTTTTGAAGCATTTCGCCAAAATCAATTATCGATTTGTTGCTACAGCCACACCAACGCCAAACGATTTTATTGAGATCCTGAATTATGCAGACTATCTAGGAGTAATTGACAGAGGTCATGCATTAACTCGATTCTTTCAAAGAGACAGTACAAAGGCTGGACATCTTACGCTTTACGAAAGCAAAAAAGAGGAGTTTTGGAAATGGGTTTCTTCTTGGGCGGTTTTTATAAACAAACCTTCGGATCTTGGTTATGATGATACCGGTTATAATCTACCAAAACTAAACTTCCATGAAGTTGAAATCGATAACACGCCAACAGGAGTTGTTACCAACAAAGAAGGAAAGATTGTTTTATTCAAAGACACTACAAAATCATTGATTGACACTTCTAGAGAAAAATCATCTACAATAGATATCCGAGTTCAAAAAGCATTTGATTTGGTTCAAGAAAAAGCTCCAGAAAGCAACTGGATTTTGTGGAGCCACCTAGAAGCCGAAAGAATGGCAATCGAAAAGAAATTCAAAGAAGATGCTTTCATTGATTTACGATCTGTTTACGGTTCTCAAACCAATTTGGAAAAAGAAACGCTTTTGATTGATTTCAAACATTCAAAATTTCAGATCCTAAATACCAAACCAAAAATAGCGGGTTCCGGTTGCAATTTTCAAACTCATTGCCATAATATGGTTTTTGTGGGTATCGATTACAAATTTAACGACTTTATCCAAGCCATTCACCGATGCTATCGCTTCAAACAGACCGAAGAGGTAAATGTGTATGCCATTTTTACAAACAATGAAGTGGAGGTGCTTAAAACGCTAAAACAAAAATGGGTAAATCACATTGAACTTCAAACGGAAATGATAAATATAGTTCGTGAATTCGGGCTTAACACTGACAAAATAACTGCAGATATGAAAAGACAAATTTTTGAAAACAGAAGAAGTGCTACGATAGGAAATGCAACGGTATTCAATGAAGATACCGTAAAAATCCATGAGGAAATGGAGGATAATTCAACCGACATGATTTTGACTTCAATTCCTTTTGGTGATCATTATGAGTATTCAGACAACTACAATGATTTTGGACATAACAACGGAAATGAAGAATTCTTCAAACAAATGGATTTCCTTACTCCGAATTTACTTCGAACATTGAAGCCGGGAAAGATTGCCGCTATTCACGTAAAAGACAGGATCCGTTATTCATACCAAAACGGAACTTCATTTACTACAATTGATGATTTCAGTGGAAAAACCGTAGCACATTTTGTAAAGCACGGATTTTATTTGGTTGGAAAAATCACCGTTACAACCGATGTTGTTAGAGAAAACAATCAAACCTATCGCCTTGGATGGTCCGAGCAATGCAAGGATGCCACCAAAATGGGGGTTGGACTTCCAGAGTATGTTTTGTTGTTCAGAAAACGTCCGAGCGAAATGAATAACGCTTATGCAGATGAACCTTGCGTAAAAACCAAAGAAGAATATCCAATTGACAACTGGCAACTTGACGCTCACGCTTATTGGAAATCCGATGGCAACCGATTTATGAGTTATGATGAATTGAAAATTGCTGATATGAAAACTGTTTTTAACTCTTGGAGAAAACACGATAAAGAAAACATTTACAACTTCCAAGAGCATTTGAAAGTTTGTCAAGATTTAGAGAAAGCTGGAAAATTGAGCCGTTTGTTTATGACTATTCCGCCAACTTCTCCAACAGATATGGTTTGGACCGATGTAAACAGAATGAACACTTTAAACGCCAATCAAGCCAACCGAAAAAAGGAAAAACATATTTGTCCGCTGCAATTGGATATCATCGAAAGGCTGATAAACAGATTTACAATGAAAGGCGACAAAATAGATGATCCGTTTGGAGGTTTATTTTCTACAGCTTTTAAAGCACTTGAAATGGAAAGAAAAGCGATATCTGCAGAATTGAATCCAAACTATTATGATGATGGTTTGTTTTATTTGAAATCTATCGAGTACAAAATCAATGTTCCATCGCTGTTTGATGTTTTGGAAGCCGAAAGTGCATAAATCATTAATCACTAAAACTTAAATTTTTATGAAAGCATCAAACGCATTTAAAGAAACTATCAAATCCTATCTTGATAAACGAGCATTAGAAGATGATCTATTTGCTGTTACCTACAAAAAAGAAAATAAAAACCTTGATGAATGTTGTAACTACGTTATGCAATGTGCTAAAAGTGGTGGTTGTGTAGGATATGATGATAGTGACGTTTTCGGCTGGGCCGTTCACTATTATGATGAGGATGATATTAAAAACATCAAACCAATTAGTGGTAAAGTGATCGTCAATCATTCTGTAGAACTTACGGAAGATGATATCAAGAAAGCAAAACAAGATGCACTTGACAAGGTTGTTTCCGAAGCAAAAGATAAATTGACCAAGAAAAAAATAATCAAGAAAGAGAACGAAATACCAACGGAACAAATCGACTTATTCGGTTAGCTATGAAGCCAAGAACTAAACTACATCATTTGGTAGTTGAATTAAGTAAAAAACTGCCAAGAATAACGGAAAGCCAAAAACAATGGGCTTATAAAGAATGTTTACCTCACAAAGGCTATGCCAACAGATCATCGGCCTTTTGTTTGGATTGTGGAGAGACTTTTTCACTTGAATTGATTAAAAGAAAACGAGCTACTTGTCCACATTGCAATACCAATCTAGAGATAGAAGTAACCAAAAAAAGAACAAGCGAGTTTACCAATTATTTTGCCATTACTCATGTTGTTGATGGCAATCAGGTAGTAGAAAATTTTGAATTGATTGCTAAGTACAAAAAAGGAAAACCGGTCAATCATTTTCTTCATGCTATTTTGGAAGATTGGATAATGCCAACCGGAAAAGTTCAGAAAATTGGATTGCGCCATATCAATAATTGGGGAGCTGATTGCTGGAGCGGAGATTGGGAAATAAGAGAAGGAGGACAGTCTTATTGGAATAGAGATAAGTATGATGTTTATGCTAGAAAATATCATCCGGATTCAGTTTTCAAACGAGAATATTCAAAATATGGTATCAATCAAAACCTTTCAGGTTTTAGTATGTTGGAAGCAATTGAGCATTTACCAAATTATCCAAGATTTGAAACGCTATTAAAAGCAAAATACAATATTTTTTTAAACTTAGACTATCGACATAGGATAGATATGTTTTGGCCGTCATTTAAGATTGTTATTAGAAATAAGTATAAAATCAATGATTCCTCCATTTATTTAGATTACCTGGACTTGCTCCATTATTTCAAAAAAGATTTGCATAATGCAAAATACGTTTGTCCTAAAAACTTAAAAAAAGCACATGATATTCTAATGCGAAAAAAGCAGGAAATTCAACAAAGAGAAGAACAGGAACGAGCAGAACGTAATCTAACACGAAAACAGCAAAAACTAGAGAAAGCTATTGTTGAATATGTGGAAAGAACTAGGAAGTTTTTCGAATTAGAGATTACCAGCGGAAATATATCAATCACTGTTTTGAAAAGTGTAGACGAATTCAAGGATGAAGGTGACGAACTCAAGCATTGTGTTTATACCAATGAATATTACCTCAAAGAAAGTTCTTTAATTCTTTCGGCAAAAGTGGACGGCAAGCGTACCGAAACTATCGAGCTTAAACTTCCAAAACTAAATATTAAACAGTCTCGAGGAATTAATAATGATCCTTCGCCACACAATGAAAAAATAGTAGCTGTTGTAAAAAAGAACCTTTCCAAAATCAGAACAATTTTAAAACAATCCGCATAAATTAATTAAAAAACAATACAATCTTATGAAAATCATTATCGAAAGCCAATTATTGGCTAAAAATCTAAATGTTTTAAAACGAGTAATTGCAAGCAATACTCCAATGCCAATTCTATCATGTTTCTTATTTCGAGTAGTTGAAAAGAAACTTACCATTGTGGCCAGTGATTTGGATATCACACTTGAAATTGAACTGGAAGCCGAATGTAGCGAAGATGGAGCTTTTGCCGTTTCTTCGGACATCTTCATGGAAATGATCAAAGCATTGCCGGACCAAGCAGTCACACTTATAGTTTCCGAAAAAGAATTGGAGATTGAATCTCTTTCTGGAAATTACAACATGGCCGTGGATAACGCCAGTGAGTTTCCAAAATCACCATCCTTTGAAGAAAAAACAACTACTTCAATTGCAGCTCATGTTTTAAACAAAGCATTCACCAAAACAATGTTTGCTACAGGAATCGATGATTTAAGACCGATGTTAACAGGTGTTTGCCTTGACTTCAAAAAGGATTCCTTGGTATTTGTGGCAACCGATGCAAATAAACTGGTAAAATACACGAGATCGGATATGAAATCAGAATCCGAAATGCAACTTATTGTTCCAAAAAAGCCTTTAACGGTTTTGATTGCTGCATTAACTGGAAAAGATTCTGATGTAGTAATTGGCTTCAATGGTACCAACGTTTCTTTTGTTTTTGAAAATACGGTTATGATGTGCCGATTGATCGACGCAAAATACCCACCGTATGAAAATGTTATTCCAAAAGAAAACCCAAACACAATTGAAATCAATAGAACTGAATTATTGGGAAGCTTGAAAAGGATTTCAATTTTTGCCAACAGAATGACACATCAAGTCATTATCGACAAAAAAGGAAATTCACTAACCATTTTATCAGAAGATAAGGATTATAGCAGCAAAGGAACTGAAACGTTGACTTGCATAGGTAATGGAGAAGATTTAAGAATTGGATTCAATGCCAGATTCTTATCTGAAATGCTTTCAAATCTAACATCCGATAAAGTAAAAATTGCAATGTCGGCACCAAATAGAGCTGGAATCATAACGCCAATTTCAGGTGATGATGAAAATGAAAGCACCTTGATGTTAGTAATGCCTGTAATGATCAATTAATCATGATTCCTCATGTAGATGACTGTTATTTCTACAAACGAATTGACAGCATTTTAATAGCAGTAAAAGCCACCGGAGAAGAAATTCCGGTGGTTAAATTCAAACAAAGATTTATTGATTTACAGATTGTGGACCGGTAGCCATTGGAGTACATTAAAAAATACATGGAAATGCACCCACATTTATGGGAAACCGTAAAAGAAGAAATTAAAATCAACCAACAAATAACACTTTTTTAGTATGGAATTAACAATATTAAGAGTATCAGTAGATCGTTATAGAAATACCAATTTTGAATTAGTAGATCAAGATCAAGACGACAACGACGATTGTTTACAATCAGGAGATTATGCCCTTGTAAAAATCGAAACTCTAAGCGACAGAATCGCAGTCGAGGAGTTTATTGAAAATCTAAAAAACAAGTAGGATGAAAAAATATGTTTTTACACTTCACTTAGATACAGAGCAAGAACAAGGAGTAGATCAAGTTCCAGTTATTGCAAAAAACATTCAATCGGCCATCGCAAAACTTTGTCAAGGCAATTTCTACAACGAGGACCAAATAATAAATATTGCAATAGTAAAAAACTAAATCCATGAAAAAGCCTAAAATAACTTTCGATAGAATTTCATTTTTTAATAGATGGAAGCAAAGAAAATATTCACGCAATTGTGATTGGGTTGTTTTTGGATTAGCTGTTTGGTGGGTTGGTCCAGAGAGTTATTGTTATAGACTTTGCCTCTTTGGACTAGAATTAAAGATTTGGTTTAATCGTGAATTTCATTTAAGTAACAAATAAATATAATTATGAAAACAGGAGTAGAGTTAATCGCCATCGAGCGAAATGAAAAGCAAATAGTAAATCATGGATTTACAGCGGAACATCATGCTAATCATCCAGAATGGTATAACAAAGGCCAATTGATTGAAGCGGCAAATACTTTGTCAATGAAAGAAATAAGATCATGCTTAATTCCTTTAAATTGGGATCAAGATTGGTTTACCAAATTATGTAAAAGACCATATCAAGAAAGATTGATTATTGCAGCTGCTCTAATTGCATCTGAATGGGATAGATTAAATTATTTACAAAACAATTCCAAATGAAAGCACTATCAATAAAACAACCGTGGGCTTCTCTTGTATGTACACCTAGAGAAAATAATCCATTATTAGGAATAAAGGATATCGAAAATAGGAAATGGAAAACTCATTTTCGTGGCAAAATTTATATTCATGCTTCAGCTCAATATGTGAGAACAAAAATAGGATGGGAACTATTAACAGATGAACAATTCAAATCTTTGGATCAGGATACTTTAGTAAAATATTTAGATCAATCTTTTCCTGTTTCTGCCATCATTGGCGAAGTTGATATCATTGATTGTGTTGTAAATCACCATTCTATTTGGGCCGAAAAAACAGCAGGAAATTATGTTGGCGATGGTGTATTTGTTTTAAGCGAAAAACCAATTTATAATTGGGTACTTGCTAATCCAGTGCTTTATGAAAAGCCAATACTAAACGTTCGTGGAAATCTTTCTTTTTGGGAGCCGAATATTGATATTGTTCAATGTATCGGTTGTAGTCAAAAATTCAACTATGAAGAAATGAAACAAGATGATTCAGAAGAAAACTTCTGTAAAGAATGTTGGGAAGTTCTGTCTCCTATTATGGCAGAAGAAGCTAAAGAATGTAAAGAATTAGAAAACGAGTAAAATCAGTACTTGAGTTAACTTGCTACACTCGCTGGATAAACAAATAAAATATACCTAACAGATTGATTTGTTTGAAACTATTTTAAATTTATTGTAATAAAATATACTATTATATAATAAAATATGTTATTTTTGATATCTATGAAAACACTTAGATTTCTCTCAATTATGGTCATCGGGATGATGGCTTTAACGGTCACGGCAACAACTACTGCCAAACTGGAGCAAAAGCAAAAAACAGAATTAGTTAAGGAATTTTCATTCCAAATTAATGATGTAATTGTAGTAAATGAATACCAAGTTGCATCGTTCCAAGATGTAGCAATTTTTAAAATTTTCAACGAACCAAAAACCGTAAATACAGCCTCTTTAGATGTAGGTTGGCGCAGTTCGGCACAAGAATTAACTTCAATACAGTATAAAGAAAAGCTATTGGAGAAGTGCAATGAAAATTTAGTTTACCTCACAAATAAAAGAGCTAGGAGCATCAGATCAGATTGCTAAAAAAGCCAATTCAATATATCAAAATCCATTCTTAATTGGATGGATTTTTTTAAAACGGGGAAGTAGCTCAGTTGGTTAGAGCCAAAGAAAAACTGTTAGGATGTGTACAGTCCGTATGAGTCGTAAGACTTAGGAATCAGTAATAAGGGTCAGCGGTTCGAGTCCGTTCTTCTCCACAACAAACAAAGGAAAGTAGCCACCGAAAGCAAATATTATGAATTACGTAATAAGTAATATTTGTTTCCTAATTGCAAGTAGGATAGGTGGTGAAAAGTGAAATAAGTGACCTCGAGCAAGAAAAACCGAAGCTGCGTAAAGGCGATTGTGTTACATAACACGGGAGGTCACAAATTGGAATATGGCGAAATTGGTAAACGCTGACGGTTGGACAACGCTCCGTAATTGCCCGTAAATGAGTTCACATAAGAGAGGCTAAACAAGTTGAACTAAAAAGGACTACTCTCATACAGGTTCGAATCCTGTTATTCTAACAATAATTTTGAAAATAAAAGCAGTTTACCCAGATAAGTCTGGACATGGAACCATTCGGGTTTAATAAGGCTCGTGAAATCATTACATGATACGTGAATTAATGGGGATTTTTCGAGTAATTATCCAATAGAACGTAGACAATCTGAGCCGTATAGCGTTGGGTAGAAGTAGAGTTTGAATTTTCCTTGAAAGTACTCTATAAAAAATCAGATGTGAACTGCTTTTATTTCAAATTAAATCAAAAAAATTATGGCAATCGAAATTGTAAATGGCCGAATATTCGTAAACGGAAAAGAAACTGTAGATCCTACTCTTATTGGATATGCAATAATTGATTTTGCAGAAACTCAAGAAAACGATTTCCGTAAGATCATTTTAAAAGAGCAAGATGTTTTTGTTGAATCATTCATCGAGGCATAATGACTATTCCAAATAATTTCAACATAGAAGATATGGTGTATCTAAAACACGATATTGAACAATTGCCTCGAATGATAATTGAAATACACATCCGAAAGTATGATATTATTTATATGGTCCAAGCAGGTGAAGATATCACCCATCACAACGACTTTGAATTGTCTAAAACTAAAATAATTTTCTAATGAATGTCATAGCAAAAATTAAAAGCTGGTTTCGTGTAAAGGCTTTGATAAAAAAAGTTCAAAAAGCCAGAACCGAAAAACTTATTCAAGAGTACAATGAATTAATCTTTCAATTCAGATTAATCCAGGAGAAGAAAAGCCCGTTGAGCCGAAAGGAAAGAGACGATGTTGAAAATGGTATCAAACATTTAATCAGTATTGGCCATATAAAAGTGAACTGAATTATATGAAAATAATGATAATTGGAGATGGTAATCCAGACATAGGAGAAATAAACGTTCAAATTGCATGTGTTTTTTTAAATGATATTCAAGATGCGCTTGAAAAATGCGGTATAGCTTGCGGAAAAACAATCAATTCAACCAATGAACTAAATATACTTGCGGAAAAAATTAAACAACAATCTATTGTTTATGATCAACCAAAAAGCAAATTCATTTCAAGACCATTAAATAATTTTAGAACTCGATAAGCATGGAAGAACTTCAATCAGAACTAGACGAACTTATATCCATTCGTGAAAGTTGGATGATAAATGCAAGAAATGAAGAATCAATGAATGATAAAATTAGAGAGCTTCAAAAACAAATTCGGGAACACAAATCAAATAACCAAAAACCATGAGAGACGATAAATCAGAAATACTAGAAGAATCAAAATCTACATTCAAACCTACTTTATCAAGAAAACAAAAACGGGCCATCGAAATAGCTTCTTTGAAGTTGTCAGGAGTTAAACCAAAATATCAATAAATGAAGTCAAATAACCTCACCATAAAACAAGAAGCATTTTGTCAGGCGTATATACGTTTGGGAGATAAGTCTGCTGCTTATCGTGAGGCTTACAATACTTCAAAAATGAAAGATTCTACTGTCAATAGTAAGGCTTGCTTGCTTAGCGAAAAGGGCAATGTTGGGGCAAGGATAAAAGAACTTCAATCAAAGGTTGCTAAAATTGCTGAAAAGAAGTTCGAGATTACATCTACAGAAATGCTTCGACATTTAAACATTCTTCGAAATTCTAGAATTGATGAGTATGTGGAATATGTAGAGTTTGATGTTCCAGTAACCACCACCACTGGAAAAGGCAAAAACATGGTTGTTTCAACTACCATCGAAAGAAGAACTGAATTACGCTTCAAAACCTTTGATAAACTAACAGAAGATCAGTTGATGTGTGTTGAATCCATCAAGCAAAACCGTTACGGTGAAATTGAATTAAAACTTCATGGTAAAGAATGGACCATTGAAAAAATCAATAAGCATATTGGATTCTACGAAAAAGATAATGATCAGAAAAATAAAGTATTGCTTTCCAGCGAAGATCGTGATGAAAGAATTAGAAAGTTGGAAGCGAAAGGAATTGGAAAATGAGTATCGATTGGAGCAAATTAAGTGATGCTGAAATAATTGAGCTTGAGGAGCTTTATCGCTTACGTGATCTTGACATTCTGAAATCAGGCCTTAATAATACAAAAGATAAAAACCTAAACTATGATTTTCTTCATTCTGCTATACTCCAACAAAATTATAATGCAAAAGGAGAATTAATATCAGGATTTAGAGGTTGTGCTTTAGAAGGTTCGTCAAGATCTGGAAAAACATGGTCCGGAATTGATATAATTATTTGGCTTTGCTTAGAAAAACATCAAGAAACTGGATGTACAATAAATATATACCGTGAAACATACAATGAATTTAAAACAACATTGTATGATGATTTCAAAAGGCGATTGGATGATTTTGATTTACCAAACCCTTTTCATAATGCTAAAGAGATTAAAAGCTTCAAAATAGGGAAAAGTACAATCTATTTCCTTGGAGACGGTAAACATGGTGGAGGTTGTGATTATGCTTTTTACAATGAAATAATGTTCTTGAAGCAACATGTTTTTGATCAGTCTGAAATGCGTTGCCGTATATTTTGGTGGGCCGATTATAATCCAAGTGTAACTGAGCATTGGTTTTTTGATAATGTGCTTTCACGTCCAGATGTTGGATTCTTAAGAACAACATATCAAAACAATCTTCAATTTATTTCTCCTGGAGAGCTAAATAAGATTAAAGGATACGAACCTTGGGAATCAGATTCTTATGTTGTAATGGATGGTGAGATATATTACAATGGTGAGATAGTCACAGAAAAGAACCAACCGCCTCCAAACATAAAAAACATTGAAGCCGGAACTGCCAATGAGTTCAACTGGAAAGTATATGGATTAGGATTAAGAGGCGCAATGAAAGGCGTGATATTTAATCACGTTGAATGGATTGATGAGTTTCCAGATATGGGTTATAGTTACGGAATGGATTTTGGATTTACAGTTGATCCAACCACATTAGTAAAACACGCTGAAGATGATTACAACATCTGGCTTGAATTATTGTGCTACGAACCAATTGAGACTCCTGGAGAAATATCTGATTATATGGAAGCTATCGGAATTGAAAAAGAACTTCCAATAACAGCCGATTCTTCTGATAAGCATGTAAGCGAGAATAAAGGAACAATTGAAATGGTGAAAGGTCTTAGAAAACGAGGTTGGAAGGTTTCTAAAGTCAGTAAAACAAAAGGCGTTATGTATTGGCTTAATTCAATGAAGAAAAAGAAGATCCACATCGTAAAGAATCAGTTCTACATTCAAGCAAAAAAAGAAAAAGAAAATTACAGAATGAAAGAAATAAACGGAATTGCTATAAATCAACCGATTGATGCATTCAATCACTTTTGGGACGGTGGCAGATATGGCCACATGGCTTGGAATGGTTCGTCTCAAACTTTTACTACAACACCAGAAGAACTTAAAAAACTAAATCTATAAATCATCATGGAAGAAATACTTTTATTATTAACTACGGATCCTGCCAAAGCTTTGGGAATAATAAAATCACAAGGGAAAGATCCTGGAGTGATTGAAAATATTATCAAAGAGTATAGAAAAAACGACCGTAAGATTCGAGAGTCTCAAATTGGAAATATCCAAAAAGACAAACCAATCAACGCAGGTACCGAAAAATCAAAAACGGTTAAAGGAGTTCGTATTCCAGTTCCATTCCAAAAAAAGATTGTAACAACATCCGTTGCTTTTGAATTTGGAAAGCCGGTTACATTGATTCCAAGTTTTGAAGAGGGAAAAGAATCAGTTATTGATAAGCTTCTTAAAAAAATGTGGAAGGTAAACAGAATTGATTCGATAATTACCAAGGTTAAAACACTTCAAAAGTCAGAAACTCAAGCTGCTATTTCTTTTTACATTTCAGAAATACAAGAAGGATCTATCTTTCAAAAGGTACTTGCTTTTTTCAAATTGGCAGCCCAAAAATTTGAAATCAAGTGTAATATTTTAGAAAGCTCAAAAGGCAGTATGTACCCTTATTTTGATGCATTTGGAGATATGAAATTCTTTACTTGGGAATTCACAGACAAAGACGATCAAGGAAAAGAGCGCAAAAACACTTGGATTTACACAAGTCAAGATACATATAAAATGATTGGTTCAGAGGCTCCTATTGTGCAAAAACATGGATTTGATAGGATTCCAATAGTTTACATGGAGCAAGATGATCCAGAATGGTTTGATGCTCAAGATATGATTGATAGATATGAGGTTGCAGTTTCAAAACTAGGCGCTTCAAATGATTATTCTGGCCATCCAATGCTTAAGGTTTTTGGTAAGGTTCAAAATGCACCTGAAAAAGACGAAGACGGTAAGGCGTGGATTATTCCAATCGAACTTGATGATGATGGAAAAGAAATAAAAGGTGATGTTCAATTTCTTGAAGCGACAACTTCTCCAGCTTCCAATAAACTTGAGCTTGAAACTCTTAAAAGCGACATTCACGAAATCACATCAACACCTAATCTTTCATTTGATAACGTAAAAGGTATTGGAGCTGTTTCCGGAGTGGCTTTGAAATTAATGTTCTTGGATTCGATGATAAAAGCATCTGCTAATGAGGGCCAAAATAGAACGATGGTTGAAAGAATAATAAATATTTTTATTTCTGGTATTGTTACAACCACTAATACCGGCCTTAAAACTGAATCACAACAATTGTTTTATGATATTCAGTTCAATTCTATTCTTCCAGATGATTTAAAAGAAGCTGTTGACATTGTTTCTACTGCTGTTGGAGCTGGAGTAATGAGCAAACAAACCGGAGTTGAATATTTGGCCATGGGCGAAGATACTCAAGCGGAATTAGACAGAATAGCTACTGATAAAAAAGCAGATACAGTACCTCCAGTAGTTTAAATTATGAAACTAAGATATATAAAAGCAAATGATATTTACTATCATCCTATAGAAATAGGTTTGCAAGATCCTGATAAAATAGAAGGGTGTTTTTATCCAGTATGCTATATAAAAAAGCTTTCTTTAGGAAGATATCAGGTTGATTATTATGATGAGTTATTAGATTTTTATAAAAACCAAAACAATCAAATTCCATTAAGCAGGATTATTCTTTATCCTAATGGAATACAGGAAATAAAATATGAAATATAAAAAAATAAATATCTTTGAATCATGGAAGCAAAAGAATTAAAATACCAAAAATAATATACGAAATTGTATTTTATTATGTCCTCCGGGGTTAGGAGACTACTTTTAAAAAAAGGATTATCTATCATAATAATATGCAAAATTAAACCACTCCTAACCGAGTGGTTTTTTTATGTAAAAATGTCTTATTTTTATTTAGACTAAATAAAAATAATATTTACTATATTTGTCATCAACATTATAACAATCTAAAACTATTTTTTATGGCAGTTAAACCAGAAGTAATTAAGGCACGACTTAAGGTATTATTCCCTAAGGCGAACTTATCTCAAAAAAGGCTAGACGCTTATGCGGCTAAACTTGCACCAAAGCCAGCAGATGATGCGGATGAAACGGCAATTGATGCCATTATCAATGATTTCAATGAAGTGATTGATTTTGTATCAGTAGCACAGGAAGATGATCGAGTTAGGACATTAGAGGCAAATCAAAAAAAGCCAGCTGATCCACCAACACCTCCTACACCGCCAACTCCACCAACACCTCCTGCGCCAACAGATACTCCAGAATGGGCAAAAGCATTGATTGAATCAAATCAAAAAATGACTGCTGACCTAGAAGCCATTAAATCAGGTAAAATTACAGACACTAAGAAACTAACGGCTCAACAGTCATTTGAAAAATCTGAGGTTCTAAAAGTGATGAAACCTGAATTAAAAGAAAGATGGTTACAAAGAATTACTGTTAGTCCAGAAACAACTGAGGATGAGATTGCGGCACAAGTTGCAGGTCTTGAGACTGAGTATTCTGAATTAACACAATCAATTGCAGATTCATCATCTTATTCTGGACCAGCTCCAGCGGGAGGAACTCCAAAAGGTTCTGATGAAAAGGTTATTGACTCAGTTATTGATGGATTTCGAATCTAAAAATCAACTTTAAAACAAAAAATTATGTCAGGAACGACAGCAAATTTAAACAGCACTCCTGTAAATGTACAGACCGAATTTGACAGTATTGTTATTGTCAATAATTTGGAAGGCATTCCAGGAGGAAAGACTTTGGATGTATCAGGATACACTCCAACAGGTCAAATTAATGCAGGGCATTTAATCATCGAAGAGACAGCAACAGGAATATTAAAACCTTTGAATGTTACGGATGGTGCTTATGTGGCTTTACCATCATTACACACTTACAAAGGTGTTTTGGTATCCAGCATTCTAAAAGACAAACCTTTTGCGGCTATTATGGTTCGTGGAACGGTTAACGAATTGGCATTTGTAAATGGAGGTGGTTTTTCTACACCTGCAGGAGCGAAAACGGCCTTAGTATTAATCAGATTTACACAAGACTAAACCATGCTAGAATCATTATTTATCCAATGGGCGGCCGATTTCAAGAAAATCGCAAAAGCAATAGAGGAAAGAGTTAACGGTAAAAAAACCATTGCAACTTACTCGTATAAAGATATGTTCACGCCAGAACTATCTACTGATCTAAAATGGCAATCATTAAACGTTGATGGTGGACTTGTTTCTGCTGATGTCGTTGCAATGGATTCTCCATTACCATTAAAAAGAAGAGGTTCTTTCGGAACTGCAACCGGTGACATTCCAAAATTAGGTATGAAAATGAAAATGAGTGAAAAACTCATGTCAGATATTGACATACTTAAATCAAAAGGAGTTGAAGCATCTGTTTTGGTAGCTAAAATTTTCGAAGATACACCTCGTTGTATCATGGGTATTCACGAAAAGTTGGAATACATCGCTCTTCAAATTCTTTCTGAAGGTGTTTCTGTTATAGATATGGATAATAACACTGGACTAGGTGTTAGAATTGACCTTAACTATAAAGATGAAAACAAATTTGGATCTGAAGTTGAATGGTCAGATGTAGATGCAAAACCTATTTCAGATATCCAAAGAGTAATGCAAGCCGCTAAAGCAAACGGAGATAGACCAGGTTATATCAGAATGAGTGATTCTACATTCAACACTTTTTCAAGCAACCAGCAAGTTAAAGAGTTCTACGGATTCTCTCAAAACTTTTCAGGTCAAAATGTAAACATTCCATCATTAAACTTAGAACAAGCAAATCTTGTTATGCAAAAAAACAAACTACCTACCATCATAATTGTAGATAGAATTGTTGTAAATGAGAAAAATGGATCTAGAACAGTTCTTACTCCTTGGGCTGAAAATAAAGTGATATTTACTTCTGAAGTGAATGTTGGTAAATTGTTCTACGGTATGCTTGCTGAGGAAACTCGCCAAAACAAAGCCGTAACTTATGCCAAATCGGATACGTTTATTTTGCTTAAAAAATGGCATGAAAACGAACCATTCGCAGAGTTCACATCATCTCAAGCATTGGTTATACCTATTCCAAATAACATTGGAAGTATATATCAACTTGATGTTGAAGAAGCTCAGCAAACAGAAGGTCAAACCGAAGATGATGCAACAATCACAATCTACGATGATTCAACTGTAACAGTTGCTAATCTTGTGAACGCTTTGAATGATGCAGATGTTAAATCTAAACCAGCCGCAACAATTGAAATGACAGATGTTCAGTTAATCACTTTGGTTAACAAACTAAGCAATGCTAAAGAGGAAATTTTGAAAGATATCCTTGAAATTCCAGTAGTAAATGCAGGAACTGATACAACATCAAGTGCGGCAACAAAAGCTTTATTAGGTACTGCAACAGCGGCCGGAGATAAAACTATTGCATCATTGCTTTGGAGTCAAGTTTCTGGACCAAATACAGCTGGATTTAGTGCGCCAACAGCATTGAGTACAAATGCTACAGGTTTAATCACCGGTACTTATGTATTCAAATTGACTGCAACTGATTCTGAAGGAACAATTGCAAGCGATACAGTTTCAGTAGTAGCAACAGTAGCATAATATGTACAGCGATATAAGCATAGAGACGTTAGAAACTAGAATTGGCTGGGAGAAATCTTTAGACACTGATCTTGCAATCGAGTTAGATGAGGAGGTTCTAACCGCAGATTCAGGAAGAAAAGTAAATTCTTTTCACCAATTAGTTACCGTAGATAATGTTTATGCAGCAGTTAATAAAATAGATATGGAAGCCGATGAGTTCAACGGCTTCCTTTCTACTGTTAGAAAACAATCTGTAGAGGAAATTTTAACATTGATTTTTGACATGCACACATCTTATGATGATACCGTCGATTATTCAAATCTTATCATTTCAAAACCAAGATTGTTTGATGATGCTATTGGATATAGTATTGCCATTAAAATGCTTGAACTTTTCATTTCATCATCCAGAAGTAATCTTTTGGAACGAAACTCTAAATTAAGTTTTCAAAACTTGAAATTAGAATTGGAAGGTGTTAGAAATGACAAAGGATTCTATGTTGCAAAAGGTATTGAATATAAATTTAGAATGGCCATTACAAAAGCACAGAAAGTAATATTTCCGTTTGAAGTCTTGGTTGATTCAAAACCAGTTTGGTAATGAACTATAATAACTATCCATCAATAGGAATTGATCATAAAATCAAAATCATACAGGATGCTTTGAGTATTCATTTAGGTTTTGAAAATATTGATTTTTATGGCCGTGTTCAAAAAGTTTTAGCAAAAGATGGAAAGTCTTTTATTCCAGAGGTCCATATTTCAAATAGTGAACGAAGAGAAGTTTATTATGATGATAAAAAAGCACCTGGAGGAAATGTATTTTTCATTGATTCTGACGAACACACCAGCAAAGATGGAAAGTTATTCATTTCCAAAGTGAAGATTGTATTCATGCTTAATTTAAACAGAATCTTTAAGTCTGGTGATGAATTTGTAAAAGAAAATTATCGATCAGATGTAGAAGTTCAAGATATATGCATAAAACTTGTATCAAAAATAAGAGCCTTAGAGATCACCGGAGTTGAAAAAGGATTGAAAAACGTGCTGAAAGATTTTAATATCGAGCAAATAAAATTGAACGATTTGCAGCCATATCATACATTTTCAATAAATGGAGATTTAAAATATCAATTTAATTGTAACCAATAAAAATACATACTATGGTAATAGTAGAATGCTCACAAGAGGGCGTAGGAAACAAAAATACCGGTGCAAACGAACAATGTCTTGAGGGTGTTGTTATTCGTCACGCTTTGGCGACTGACGAACAAGAGTTTGCCACCGTTACAGAAGCCAAATCATTGGCAGCTTGGAAAGCAGACAGAGACGAAAAGAAAATCATTCCTCTTTACGAGATTGAAGAACTTGCCGTTGCTGATACTGAAGATACTTTCTTCGAAGGTAATTCCAAGTACAAAACTAAAAACGGCAAAAAAATCAGAACGTTTAATTGCTTTTTAGGCTTATGTTCTCATGACGCTTTGACTTCTTATAACAATAAGAAAATGAGAGTCTATGAGTTTACAGATGCTCAAGAAATCAAAGGAACTACTCCAGATGGAGTTAAAGTGAGAGGCCAATTAGTTACTATCACAGTTGGAAAACGTGTAGATGCAATGCCAGACAAACCAGCTTATACGCCAGTTACTTTAGAATATTCAGACTACAAAGAGTTTGAAAACAATGGTGTTATCTTAAAACCAACTTGGAGCCAAATCGAATTGAACGGTATTTTCGATGTAAGAATTCACCAAGTGAGCGCTTCCGCTACATCAGTGAAGTTTACAGTTGATGCAGGATGTGCGGGTGATGTAGTTACTTCTTTTGAAACTGCAGACTTGACTTTCAAAACTGCTGCTGGAGCTGCCGTTACACATACGTTTGTTGGCGCTGATCCCGATGGAGTTTATGAATTTACCGGAACTGGATTTGTGGCTGGAAATGTTGTAGATCTTAACGGAATTGTAATTCAAACAGAAGCTACATACGAAAGCGTTGGAGGTTTATCAATTACGATTCCATAAAACATGGCTCGTAATAAGTACAAAGCCATAACGTTTGAAGAAAATTATAGTAGGACGTTTGAGCAGTTCAAGGCAGAATTCGAAAACACATGGGTGTTCAGAGGAATTGAAGAAAAAGAACGTTTAGTGGAGCTTAAAAAAGCTTTTAAAATAGCTACCAAAAAAGAAGCTCCAATAGAATAGATTACAAACTTATTGTATAAGAGGTCGTATAGTGGTAACGCTATTACGGCCTTTTTTTATAAAAAAATCATGGCAAACTTCAATACTCAATTGGCAAAATGCGATAAAATAACTCCATCAGATGTAGAGGATGCCATATTTATTGAAATAAAAAACCATGAATCTACTTTACTAAAATTAAATAAAAACAGGATTACCCTTGATAGCGAAGATATTTACGGAAAAGCATTAGGATATTATTCCGCTGCAACCGAAGCATTATCTGGAGGTCGTAAACAAACAGGAGATCCGTTTACTGGTGATGATACTGGTGATTGGCTTAGAGGTTTTATAATGAAAATAGAAAATAATGTAGTTTCATTCACTTCTACAGACTCAAAAAACAACACCATTCTAACAAGTAAGGATTGGCTTTCACATGATGTTTTTGGATTAAGCGATGAAGATTTAAGAGCATTCATAAAAACAGTACTAAAGCCATTCACAATTAATTACTATCGAAAACAACTTGGATTATGAAAACAGAACTGACAATTGAACAAAAATTAGAAGTGGTTTCATTGAAACATTATCACTTCTTAGAATGGAAACCCAAAAAAGGAGATTACTACACTACTTCAAGAAATGATATGCAGTTATACCAAATAGTTGATGAAGATGATGATTTCTTCTATACAAATTTTTGTGATAAATCAATTGTTGCAGAAAATGCAAAATGGCCAAAAGAAAGTTTTTTAAAGGATTTCGGTGAAAGAAGAGTTTATGTCCCAAATTTTATTTTAAACCAATAGGATTATGATTTATAACTCACTTAGAAAATTACCAATGGTTACTTGTGTTGAAATAATTGACACAAATAATATCAGTCTTTTATCTGATGAAGATGATGTTCCAATTGACGAACTAATTGAAATCTGGTTTCCATTATTTGAAGAATATAAAGAAAAGTACGGATCCAAGGACAATAAAAAAATATTCAATCTATCAAGAGAGATCGAATATTTGAAACAAAAACATTTCCTCATTAAATGTGCTGTAGATGCATTACGATTTGACAAAAATGATGAGGTAATTAAAATGCTTCTGGACTTCGGATATAAATTAAGTGATGAAAATTATATCGAAGACTTAAACAGAATTGAAAGAGAAAGTTCCGGAATCATTTTAAAAATTAAAATGTTTGAGGACCAACTGCCAAAAGAAATTGAAAACAAAGAAGATGCTGTAAGCTCAATTATAAATGTTATGGCCGGTTATTCTTCCATTTTGGGTTATGATTTTGACTTCTACACAATCTCAGTTGAAAAATTCCATGCATTAGAAAAACAAGTGAAAAACAAAATTGCCATTATAGAAAAACAAAACACTAAAAGTAAATAGCCATGGCAGAAGGTACAATAACCAGAAAAGATGTAATAACCGATGATGCCATAAATTGGGGCGCTGAGTATGCCAAAATTATGGATATGGCCATTGGTAAGAATAAAGAGTTCACTGATGGTATTTTGGCTATAAACAACGCAAATAATTTACTTAGAGCTTCAAATTCTCAAAAAGAATATATTGAAAATCAAAAGAAGGTAAATGAGGAAGCGAATAAAACATTGGTAGTTTGGAAAGAACAAAACCAATTGGAATTGGCTTTGATTTCCACCAAAAAGAAAAATGAACTTGCAACTGAATCTACCAACAGAAAACTAACTGAGGAGCGTCTTTTATTGGCCCAAACTAACAAACTTATAAAACAGGAGGCATTAGATCGTTTAGGTCTTACGGGAGCTTACGATAAATTGAGCCGTGCCAGAGCTGAAGCAAAAGTAAAATTACGTGATTTAATAATTGCTGAAGGTGAATCTTCAAAAGCTGTAAAAGCCGCGACCAAAGAATACGAAGCATTAGATACTAAAGTTAGAAAAGCTGATAAAGCCGTTGGCGATTTCACCAAAAACGTTGGTAATTATCCAACTCTAACTGGATTAAAAAATACACTTAAAGATTTAGTTGGTGCCTTTGGCGTAGTTACTGGAGCTGCCGCATTTACAGCGGTGTTAGCTGATGCTTACAAAACGATTAAAAAGTTTGAACAAGGAGTTGCTGACTTAAGTGCTATTACCGGGGCTTCTGGAAAAGATCTTGATTTCTTAAAAAACGCTGCAATTGATTTAGGTAAAACAGTTGCCGGAGGTGCTATTGCAGTTGTTGAAGCTTATAAATTGATAGCAGGGGCAAAACCAGAATTATTATCTAATGTAAAAGCGTTAAACCAAGTTACGGAAGCTGCAATAACATTATCTCAAGCTGCTGGAATGGAATTACCAGCGGCCGCCACCGCTTTAACTGATGCAATGAATCAATTTGGAGCAGGTGCGGACCAAGCTCAAATTTTTATTGATGCGTTGGCCAATGGTGCCAAGTTTGGTTCTGCTGAGATTCCACAATTAACTGAAGCTTTACTTAAGTTCGGTGCAATTTCAAGAAGTGCAAACGTAAATATTAAAGAAAGTGCTGCCCTAGTTGAATTATTGGCTGAAAACGGACTTAAAGGAGCTGATGCTGGAACTGCACTTAGAAATGTTTTATTGAAGTTATCTGCTCCAGATGCTCTTCCAAGGAAAGCTCAGGAAGAACTTAACGGACTGGGAATTTCAATGGATAAATTGAAAGATAAAACTATTCCAATTCAAGAAAGATTGGAAATGCTCAAGCCATTATTGAAAGATAATGCTTCTATTGTTAAGGTTTTTGGAGTTGAAAATGCTACTGCCGCCATTAATGTAATTGAACATACTGACCGTTTAAAAGAATTGAACAAACAAATGGGTGAGGTTGGTACAGCTGAAGAACAGGCTGGAATAAGAATGGATACGGTAAATGGAAAAACCGAACAACTTAAAAGTACTTATGACAGTTTGGTTCTCTCAATTGGTGAAGGATCTGGAGCAATATCTGATTTCTTTAAATTTTGGATTGATGGTGCAAAAAGTGCTTTGGAAGGAATGATTCGTTTAAATACTTCATGGGATGATTTATTTGAAAAAGCCAAACTACAAGGATCTGCTGATGGTGCAAAAGTTTTTGAAAAACAATTCAATTTTGCAATGTCTTTTGGGTCTACTGATGCTGAAGGTCAAGCTGAGGCAATAAGAAAAGCTGCATTCAATCAAAGAAAAGTTTTATATGAGGAATTTTTAAAAAATCAAAAAGCTCTTAAAGATTTTAATCCTTTCGCAATAAATATTACTGGCCCTAGTGGTAAAGATTTAAAACTTGAAAAAGAAAGATTGTTAAAAGCTATCGCATTGCAAGATGAAGTAATGAAACAGGCAGAAGCTAAAAAGATTTCTTTAAAAAACAAACCAGCTACAGCTGCTGCAACCGGATCCACAACTGTTACTGGCCCAACAGATAAAGAAATTAAAGATGCTTTGGTAAGAGCAAAAAAACTTTCTGATTCTCTTTATGAATTACAAAAACAAAAATTAGAACGCTCCATTAAAATCAATGAAGAAATAGCCAAAGATGAAGATCAAATAGATTCAGTTCGTATTGCAGCATTGGAAGTGAGTAATAAAAAACAGATATCATTAGCCGAACTCACAAAAAAGCATTCTTTGGATGCAGATAAATTTGTTTTGGAAGCAGATAAATTAAATGCTAATCAAAAAACTTTCATTGCTAATGAAGCTGCTAATAAAATTGTTGACATCAATAAAAAAACATCTGAAGAAATAGCCAAAATACGTGAATTTGACCTTAAACGTTACCAAGATAATCTAGATGAAGGTGTAAAGAAACAAGAAATTGCCATGAATGAAGAATTGGCAAATGAAAACAAACGTTTTACCGAAGTTGGAGATTTGGAGGATATGGCATTAAAAGATAGAGAAGCCGCTATTCGAGAACATGAAAGAATAATATTTGAGATTAAGAAAAAAAATGCAATTGCAATTGCCCAACTTCAAGCGGATAATTTACAAACTGAATTAGATGCTTTTAAGGCCCAAAGTGATGGTTCTGAAAAGTCAAATAAAATCATCCTAGATATTGAAAAAAGATTGTCTGATGCCAGGTTAAAATTAACTGAACTTGGATTAGATAATTTTAAGGGTAACGAAAAAGAAAAAACTCAAACCGTTAAAGAGCAAGCAGAAGAGATATTGAATATCTCTGAGGATATGACTAATGCTTTAGGACAATTAGCATCTGCATTTTCAGAAGCTAAAATCCAACAAATTGACGATGAATCTAGCAAAGTTGATGAATACTATGCAAAACAATTGGAGTTGGCTGGTAATGATATTCGTCAAAAAGAACTTTTAGAAAAAGAACGCGATAAAAAATTACAGGCATTAGAGATTAAAAAGCGTAAAGAAATGACCAAGCAGGCTGAATTTGAAAAAGCTTTGACAGTTACCAAAATTGCTTTACAAACTGCTTTGGCTATTATAACCGCCGCAGCCACAACGGCACCTACATTTTGGGCGGTAGCTATCGCCGCAACAATCGGAGCAATTCAGTTAGGAGCTGCTTTGGCATCACCAATACCAAAATATAAAAAAGGTCGTGAAGGTGGTCCAGCTGAGACTGCATGGGTTGGTGATGGATTCGTTCATGAGGTTATTTCCAGTGCTGATGGTTCAAATCCTAGAGTTACTCCAAACAAACCAACTCTGACACATTTGAAAAAAGATGATCGCGTATTTGAATCAGTTGAAGCGTACAACAGGTACATGAGAGCTTCCATTTTGAATGGTTTCAGTAACGAGAATCAAAGGATAAATGATTTTCAAAACAGTCAATATAATGATCGATACGGTAAGGAGACATTAGATGAATTGAAACGAAACACTCAGGCTATCAAATCTCAAAAGTTTCCATCAAATAACAATAACAAGCCGTTTGATATTAATCACCACCTATGGAAAATGGGAAACACTAACTGGTAAAAATGGGGAATATTAATCCAGCATACTTCGACAGGGTTAGATATACCCTAAGTAATAAAAACCAAGGTTCAGTTGTAATAACTGAACCTATTGGATGGCATTCTGATGAAAAAGAATTGGCACGACATGAACAATACCACGGAATTGTTTCCAGGTTCTCTAATTCATCAAAATACGTGGGCAATGGTAAAGATTTTATACAATTGGTATATGATATTGAAGGTATAAATGCAGAAATAAAACTAAAACGTGAAGAAAAGCATCCGTTAACAGACATTTGGACTTTGACTTATTCCGGTTACCTAGATCTTTCTACTTGGGAAAAAGAAAATAATCAAATTGCAATTAAGTTCAATTCTGGAGGTATCGAGCAATTATTAAAATCAAGGGAATCCGAGCAAGTTGAGGTTGATAGAACTACTACCATAGACGGAAAACCAATTCCAGAATTAGAACCTATAACTATAGCATTGGATGGTAGAAGAATTTTTCTAAAAAGCAAATGGGAAATTAAAAGTACTGATAATTTTATAAAGCTACATTGTGAGAGTAATGATGGTAATGTAAGAAACCAAACTGCGGGGATTCCATTGGCTTTAGTAAATAAATCTCATGAAGCGGCACAAACTGTTTTAGATGATGCTTTAGGTGATGAGAGTTTTGGAAATACCGGAATGATGTTCTTTGCTAATTCAGACAGAAAAAGACAATTACATATTACCATTCCAAAATTAACTTTTAAATACCATATTGATCAAATCGAAATTGACTCCAATACTCATTTCAAAGTTAGTATCACTAAGTTTAAAAATGGAATTGATTATGATAGTCCATCAAGAGTAGAAATTCTAAGCTTCAATAGAAATCAAATGATTGCCAATGACAATAAAACATTCTCTATTAATTATGATGGAATTGTAGAAGTTGACGCTGGAGAAAGTTTATGCTTGGAAGCATGGCAACATGTTGACTTTCACAATGACAATAATGCAAGGTTAAATATTGAATTGTCAAATATGGAAGGTCAACTGTATGTAGATGAAGATTCTTTTGTAGAGAAATCAACCACAAAAGCTATTCTGTATCATGAATTATTAGATCGTTTGGTTAACATTAACACCAATAAAGAAAAAGCTTTTTATTCTGATTTCCTTGGAAGAACTGATTTAGGATATCCAGTAGATGGACCGGCATCATTAAATGGAGTATATCACGGTTTTTGGATTCGTCAATTTGATAAATTACCAATTCCAAGCGAAGAACCGAAAATAGAAAATCTATTTAAACCACTGACCACATCATTCAAAGATGCTGTTTCTTCATTAGATTCTGTTTGGAATGTTGGAATTAGTATTGAGACTATCGGATATAAGGAACGCGTTAGAGTTGAGGAATTATCATACTTCTACAATAACAATGTGACTATACGTTTGCCGTTTCAAGTGAAAAATGTAAAAAGATCAGTTGCAACCGAGTATTATTATTCTGGTTTGGAATTTGGTAACGAGCAGGGAGGTACTTATGAAGAGGCTTGCGGATTAGATGAACCAAATACTAGAGCTACTTACACTACAATCATAAATAGAGGCAACAATAAATACTCAAAAATATCAAAATACAGAACTGATACTTATGGTCCTGAATTCGCAAGACGTAAACCAAAATCGCTAAACGATACCGAAGATACTACATACGATAATGATATTTTTTTAAGTGATTTGAAACGAGGTAAATCGACTGTTTTCGAACAAAGAAAATGGCAGGATGATTTAGAAAAAGAACCAACAGGTATTTTTAGTCCAGAAACCGCAACTAATTTACGTTTTTCACCATTTAATTGTTTGATTCGCCATTCTTGGTGGTTTGGTGGTGGTTTTAAAAAGTATTTGACAGATTATGTTCGTTATGGTAGTTCTACGGCCAACAGTCAATTAAAAACAAAATTAAGAACCGATTCGACTTATGTAAATAATCCAAGCAACACTCCTGGTAATGGAAACGAATATTCAGAGAATGGAAATATAATAAACTCAGAATTAATGAAGCCTAGATTCTTTCCTGAATGGATTGAATTCGAACATGTGTGTAATTTTGATATCATGCAAATGGTTGAAGGTACTACTGTTATTTTAGGAAAAGAAGTTAAAAATTTCTATGGATTAGTAGAATTTATAAATGAAGACAACGAAAAAGAAAAAGGATTTCTTTTCAATTTAAAACCAAATGGAAAAGGAGCTTGGAAATTATTAAAATCAAACAGATAAAAACATGGCAAATTCAAATATATTAATTCAGTTCAATGCAGTACCATATGAAAATGATGTAATTCAGATAAACGAAAGCTCTTTGGGCTTAAATTTATATGAAATATTCAAAGAAAGTAGATTAGCTTCAGGACAAGTTACTTTACCTCCATTTTTGCCAGATGATGGAATTCATCCTGACAGGTATATAGGTTTTGTTTCTACAAACTATAAAAATGCTTTTAATTTAGATCATAATGCCACTGGATTATTTACAGTAGATAATTATCCAGGATTACCCAATACAGGATTAGGAGTAATTAGAATTACCGCCAACTATCCTAATGCTTTTTTTAGCTATACAATAGATACAGATGCCGTAAGCATTACTGTAGACAACCAAGCTGGATTACCTCCTTTCAATATTACTGATTTACATTTTAGTCAAGCGTCAAATGCTTGTGGACACGCAAGATTGAATGTTACTACAAATCATTTGGCGACTAAAATAATTTCGCCTATTTCATTGACAGGAAATACTTTTAATCCATTTACTTTTGACTGGGTAAGAGGACAAACTTTTAATTTAATTATTGAAGATTCAAATGGATTAACAATTACACAATCAGTTACTACTCCATCTGCTTTAAATGCTTCAAATTTTACGACTCAAATTACAAATAGTCCAAGTGGAGCTACAGTAGTTGCTGTAGGTGTAAATAATAATGGTTTAGTTTTACAGTATTCACTTGATAATTCAACATGGCAAAGTTCAAATACATTTTCCGGACTTGCTGCAGGTGATTTTACATTGTATGTTAAAGATCAATTAGGATGTTCTTTTTCAAAACCTTTTACGGTTGATGATTTTGAAACGGATCCGAACCCATCTACAGGTTCCAATATTCCATTTTCTTATATTTCAAAGTCGAATTCTTTTCGTTTTGCAAACAGAATTACTTTTGGAGATAGTGAAAATTACAAAAACGATGAAAATACATTGAGTTTTGAAGCTTTTGCAAAGGATTCTTGTTTGGCTTATAAAGAAGTCCAAATGTTTCAGAGTGCCAATATTATCACCACTCAATTTAAATCAAACTATGCAACGAATGTTGCTACTATCGTAAAGGAAGATTTAACAGAAATTGATGTTCCAGTAGTAAAAATGACAAACAACATTGGAATTAAAGATAAACGAGAGGCAATAAAGTATAATGTTGGAAGCGGAAAAACAGGAGTTTATTTCTTATCTGGAAATACATACAACTATGATACAAATGTAGTAAACGGAACCTATGTTTTAAATGGAGCTTTACCGGAATGGGCGCAAATTGGTAACTATATACAAATCGATAGTTCATGGTTTTTAATTGAACAAATTATTTTTGACGAATCAAAAGGTGCTGATGTGATTGTTTTCACAAACAATTACACTGGAGTTGATGCCAATATTATATCTGGAACAATATTCAATAGGTTCAATTATGAGGTTTATGAATTCACTATTGATATGGTTGGTTATATTGATCAATATTTTAATGTCAGAGTAAATAAAACAGATCCAAGATTCACCGAAATTGTTTATTTAAGTGAATTGATTTGGTGTAAAATTAAGCATGAGAAAGTATTGGAGATAAAATATCGAAATTCTACTAATACGGATATGTTTTATGCTACAGGAATAACCAATATGATTTATATTCCAATTACATACATCAAAGGAAAGGATCCAGAAGAAAATGAAACCCATAAAACAGATACCACTTCAATTTTATTGAGTTCAGAAATTTATGAAGGTGATGATTTTGTTTTTGAGCCTGTAACGAAAGAAATTTGGAGAAAGGTAAAACAAGCTCTATCACACGAAACTGTTACTTTAAATGGTGTTGGCTATGTAAAAAATGGAGATTTCAATACTGAAGGTCCATTGGAAGACTCAAACTTGTATGTATTAACGGCAACAATGATCAAAACAGGAAGCGTTTACAATTCCCAAACATCTGGAGGTAATGATTTCAGTGGAAGTGAAGTTGAGGTACCAGGATTAATCCAAACCGATACAGGATTTGTAAGTTATATTTAAAGCATAAAAAAAGCCTCTAATTACTTTTAGAGGCTTTTTGTTCAAAAGCACTAGGTAAATTCATCTTTATATGCCCTCATTGCATAAAGCTACGGGATGTGGACACGGCTTTTTATGTAAAACTAAATAATTGTTTTTCAATATCTCTTATAAACTTTTTAAGTTGTATATTCAAATTAAATGCCGGTCCAGAAAAACCATAATTTTCTATTATCATTCTTCTTTGCCATTGATCTAAATAAGGTTTTTTCATTTAATTAAATTCAGGTTTAAACTCAATCATTGATTGTTGTAATTGTCTAAAAGCAACTCCAGCTTCATGCCCTGAAACACCACATTTAGCAATTTCTTTTGATGCTTTATTCGTCATTTCAATAATTTCTTGATCTGTATAATTATTGACGTCAAAACCAAACAGTAATGCATTTGATCTAAATTCTAACATCATGGTTTTGTATTTATAATCATCAATTATTTTTTGAATTTCAGAAATTCTGAATCCTTTCAAAAATAGCTTTATGATTATGAAGTAAAATTTTAGGTTATTCATCAATTCTGATCTTTAAGTTCAAAAATTTTCTTTTTGGTTACATCATCAATAATCGAAATGTTCTTGTGTTCGTGATAATGGTGATGAACTGATTTATCGATAAAAACATTTCTATCTTTTTCCTCTCTGTCTGGAAACAAAAAGCCACCTAGTAGTTTGCCTAAAAGCCAACCGCCACCAACAAAAATAGTAAACATTACAAGGATAAAAATAAAAATAGCCATAACTCAAATTTACAAAAAATCAGCGATTTAACCTTAATGAATTTATTATTTAGAATAATTCTTAATAGATACAATTAAAAACACATCAGCGCTTTATATATTCGCTTATTTTTATTTAGACTAAATAAGAATAACATATTTTATTGTTACATTTGTAAAAATAAAAACCATAAATCATGAGTTTTGAATCATTTGTAACCGAA